TACGGCAACGCGTTCTCTTCCTCGTTCGGCACGAACCGCACGACTTCACCGCGCCGATCGCGAATCGCCTTCGCCGGCACGACTCGCCACTTCGTCACCGGCTTGCGATCATGTGAGTCGTCCGTGAACGCGACGAGCTTGTTGCGCTCGTCGAACTCCAGGATGACGGAATTGCCTTCGGCATCGATCGCGAGATAGCCCGGCTGCACCTTGTACGGAATGCCGTCCCAGGTCGTGCCGAGCACCTTCGTGGTGCGGTTGACCAGGTTGAGCAACTGTGTCTTCCGTCGAACCGCCATCGTCCCTCCTCGCCTATGAAGGAATCGGAGAGGCCGATGTGCCTCCGACTCCTGCACCGGGCGATTGCAGTCTCGACGACCAATCGAAACAGCCCGGCGAATTTCCTCTCAGCATCCTCGTGGTGGTCAATCCACGCCGGATGTCGGCATCTTGGAAATAGCTACGACCCGGCTTCTCGTACGACTATCAGGCTCTGCCCCGTGATGCCATCGAGCCGCCAGTTCAGTCCAGGCTTGCGGACGTGATTCTGGTAGCGCTTTCGGTACCACGCTTCGAACGCGTCGCGGCCGCTGCTGCCGGAGCCGACGCGAATGAGCACGTGCTCGTCCTCATCGACCCACTTGCCCTTCTCCGATCCGTAACGAATGAACTCGGAGTTGCGCGTGTCCAGCCCGAAGATCATCGCCAGCGGATGCGTGCGGATCGCCTTGAACGGCACGCCGCCGAATGGGATGTCGCCTTGCTGGAACGCGACGGTGCCGGCGTCCGGCTTCATCAGGTTGTTGCCCTGATAGCGCCGGTCAGCTTGCGTGAGCTGCTGATAGACGCGACGCACCGAATGGTGGCCGGTCATGACGTCGGTGATCCCGCCGAGTCGTTGATCGACGATGTCGGCGACCTGTTGGAACAGGTCTTCCGAGATCGGCCCCGTCGAGGCCTTCACGTAGGCCTTGTACTGCGGGTAGATCGATCGATCGGCGTTGAAGTAGTTCGACCGATACGTGCCATCGTCGAACAGCGCCGTCAGTCCCCAGGCCGCGTGCTCGTAACTCGAATCGAGCACATCAGACGTTGAACTGTTGGCGACCTGGACGAGATAGTCGTCGTCGGCCCACGACGCATCGGCCGCGGAGTCGAGCGTGATGCTCGTCCCGTCTTCCGAGCACGCCGTCACTTTGCGCACGCCGGTGCGGAGCTCGCCGGTGGCCGGATTCACCGCGCCGATGTACATCTTCGGAATGAAGAACCGGTTCCCGAAGTCGTCGCCGGTGATACCGCCCGGGGCATCGACCGTGAGTGTCGTCGATCCGCTCGGCGTCGTATCGTCGATGAGCGCCAGTACGCCGCGACCGTCCGCGGTGAAGGAGTACTCCTCCATGCGGGCGATATCGTCGATGATGCGCGTCATCTCGTCCTTGCGCGCGGCCTTGAACGCGCCCTCGGACTTCATCGAGTCGGAAATCGCCTCCGACGTCATGCGGACTCGCGCCATCAGCTTGCGCTGACCGACGTGAATCTTGATCGAGCCCTGCGCCTCCGCGTCCGCGAACGCCGAATCCTCGCCGACCCACATGGGCGACGTGTTGCGGCTCACGTGCGCGTTGTAGACGACCTCGCTGCCGGCAAAGTCAACGTCCTCCCACCGGAACAGCTTGTTCCAGGTGAATTTGTTGTTGCTCTGCTCGGCCACGACGGGCTCGAACACGGTCTTGAGCACGCCCGCGATCGTCTGCGTCGTCGCCCCTTCGCCGGCGAAGTGCCGATCCGGTACGAGGCCGAACGCGACGATCTCGAACAGCCGAAAACTCAGAAAGTGCATCTACGGGCCCTCCTGCGGGCCTCGGTGCTTACGCGCCAGCCCGCGTGTTCCTGACGCTCTCCCACGCTTCATCGACCGCGTCGTCGAGCGTCGCTTTTCGTGCTTCACGGCGTGCAGATCCCATCGGCGCGGAGCTACTGCCGCCGCGCGCGGTGCGCGACGCGGCTTCTGCCCGCGCGGCTGCCGCCGCACCTTCTCGACGCTGTCCACCGGGCCCGGCGGCACGGCCGTGCCGCCTGGTGAACCACGTCCAGAACTCGGTCACGAGACTCGGATCGCCGGCTTCGTAGCGGAGTGTCGTTTCGCCGTAGTGCCCATCGGGAAGATCTTTCTCTTCCTGCTCGGCACGCCGCGTCACCCATCGGCTGAACGCGTGATCGATCTCGTCGCGATCGTCGTCGGCGAGATCCTGGAAGGTCTTCCCTTGGCCGAGCCACTGTCCTGCCGCGTGGTTCAGCGCCGAGCGCACCATCCGTTCCGCGTGGCCGCCCCACCGCCGTGTCTCTTCACGGCCGCGTTCGGGGTACTCCGTCACGATGCGATCCAGATCCTCGTACCGTTCGAGCAACTGATGCAGTCGTCGGTTCGACAAGAGCGACAGTTCCGGGTAGGTCCGTTCGAGCTGCGTACGAATGCGCATCTCACGCTCGGTGTAGCGCCGCGGCTCCGGGCGTTCGTCCATCCCGAGAGCCATCCGCAGTCGCCGGTTCTGTCTGCGCTCGCTCTGCAGCTGCCCTTCCAGCAGCCGCATCGTTCGATCGAATTTCGCGTTCAGTTGATCAAAGCGATGTTCCGGCAGATCCCCTGGCTTGCGGCCGCGCTCACGCCGGCCGCCGCGATCGTCCTCGCGTCCACGCGTCTCACGCGCGTCACGCGCGGCTCGTTCGCGCCCTACGTCACGCCGACCGCGATCGTCGTCGCGATCTTCGGGTGATTCCTCGTGCTCGTCGTCACCGCTGCCGCGCGAGCGCTCGCGTCGATCGTCGGGGGGAATGTAGTCCTCGGCTTCTGCACGCCGAGCTTCCCGCTCATCTGCGGTCGTCCCTCCGAAGTCGTTGGCGTCGTCAGCGGCCCCGCCGCCGGCGCCTTCATCACCACCCACATCGACGTTGTAGTCCACATCCAACGGATCGTTGCCCATAGCACCCTCTCCTTTGTTTCGGCTGCGCAATCGTCAGCCTGGCAGTCAGTCCTGCCGGGTGAATCGAGCCTTGAGAGTGAAGTCGATCCGCGAACGCGGTCAATGCTGAGGTACACGCCGAGATATATGACTTGAAGTGATATACCGCGGCTCAGAACGGCACGCGCGTGTAGGTCTGGCCCTTCCGGACCTGAACGTGTAGATGCTCGTTCTTCGTCCCCTCGTCCTCGAGCAGCACGCGAAACTGCAGGCCGAGGTGTTCCTCGAGCGCACGGCGAAACCAGCGCACGGACTCGCGCGACGGCCAGTTGTGCGTTCGAATGTCGAGCGCTTCGTTCGTGTAGTGCCGGCTGCCGGCGCCGTGGCGTGAGTCGTTGATCGACGTGATGACGACCTCGTCGACTTCGACGAGCGTGTCAACCAAGCGCTCCGTGCGCACGAGGATGTGCAGCAACGCCGGCGTGAACTCCTGGACGCGCACGCCCGTCCGCGTCTGTGGGTTGTCGGGTTTGACGGTGAGCTTCGCCACGGACGGCCGTAATAATAATAATAATTATTCCGGCCCGCGCCGCTGCGCGCTCTCGCGATTGCCGCTCGGGACGTCCGCAGGGTTGCCGCTTTCGCGATTGCTGTTCGTCATCGTCTGCGCGGCGCCGGCGCCACCTGGTCCCGCCGGCAACGCGCCACCGCCCCCGATCATCGCCTCGAACATCGCGTCATTGGCTTCCGCCATTTCATGCTCGGTGAGGTGCTGCGCCCAGAGTTGCTTCAGGTCCGGCCGCGCCATAAAGATGCGAATCGCGAGATCGCTGTTCGCCCACTTCTTGTGCTGCGCAATGTGGATCTGGTGGTCGTGCCACTTCTCCACCGCGAACGGGAGCGGCTGCAAGTACTGCGTCGGCGGCATCTCGCCGGTTTGCTGCGCCTGCTCGAGCAGCATCGGATCAACCGGCGCCGGCTGCGAGCCGGGCCCGGCAACCCATCGCTGGAATTGTTCCTGCTCGCGCAATGCGGCCTTGATGCCGACGTCGAGCCGCGGCAGCAGATTCGTCGAGCCGAGCGCTTTCAGGATCGTGTAGACGACGTCTGGATCGTCCTTCGGCAGCACGCCCATCGCATCGAGTTGCTGAATGGCCGCGCGCAACCCCAGATTCGTCTTTGGCTGATGGCTGCCGTCTTCGATCAGCAGTTCGATGTCGCCCGTGAGGCTCGAATGCTTGAAGGCTTCGAACGTCCACGCCCCATTCGGCCCCATCACGGCGTACTTGCGCTCGGCCGGTCCGTACAAGCGCTCCAGTTCCAGCGTCACCATCGACCAGCGCTGGCGGCCGCGGCCGCGTTCCTCGAGCGGAATCGTGAAGCGCGTCTGCGATCGTTCGACGAGCAGTTGCATCGCGCTGAAGGCCTCGACGCCTGGCGGCTTGCCGCCTTTGAAGGGATCTGTCGTCCCGAGCTGCTCGTTGAAGCTCTGCACCTTCATCTCGCGATATCGCAAGACGTAGGCGGGGATCGTGCTGCCTTCGATGCGCTCCGGCTTCGAGGATCCGGTGCCGAGCAGGACAGGCGTGTACTTCACGACGATCCCAGGCTCTCCCGTGAACTTCTTGACCTCCGCGCCCTTCGGTTCGAGCCAGATCGGATTCGCCGTGCGCGACATCGCGAGTTCGATCAGCGAGTCGGTCCGGTTGACGACGTCCTGAATCTGAATCGAGGTGTCCAGCGGTGAACGCCCCCAGAACCGGCCGCCGAATGGCTGGTAGGGCACGTGAATCCACGGCCAGATCGCTTTCCCTTCCGCGTTCCAGTGCGGCAGCGGGCCGGGCAGTTGCTCTTGGTCCTCACGAATGATCCGGAAATCGCCGGGACCGCCCACCGCGCGCACGACGAGCCCCCGCGGGAATTCGCGCGACGGCTTCTTCCAAATTTCATACTCGGTGATGCCCTCGCCGTAGGTCATCTCCGATCCGAACCCGGACAACGGCCCGCTCGAGATCTCCGACTGCGAGGCGAGCGACTTCATCAGCTGCAGGCTGCGCTCGGGCGTGACTTTCTCCCACGAGATCCGCTTCGCGATCGCCGCCGGATAATGCCGCTGCCCGTACTCCTTCGTGCGCCACCGAATCCGCGTCAATTCGTCGGCGTCTTCCATCGACGTCTGCCCTTGCGTGTTGCACGCGACTTCAAACGGACTCAGCACGTCGGTGCGGCCGCCGCCGTGGCGGATCGTCTTCTGCACCAGTTGGCCTTGTTGATCGGTCGCATTGATGAAGCTGCGGCCGCCACATTTCGGACAGGCGCCCTGCATCGCCTCGATCTCGGTCGGATCGCTCACCTCCATGCACGTCAGACAGCGTTCGAACGGCACCATCGTGATCGCGTTCTCCGCGCGGGCATCCCACCACGGGTGATAGATCACGTTGCCGCATTCCACGAGCCAAAAGTCGCCCTCGCGTTCCTTCGACTGGATGTCGTGCTCGGACGCGATCACCGGCATCAGCTTGTCGGCGGTTTCCGCCGTCATCATCGCTTCGGGGTTGTCGCCGATCGGCCGCGCGAGGGTCGCGAGCTGCACCGAGGCGAAGACGGCCCGAATGGCGTCGACACCGCTGGCGACCAGGTTGTCCACGGGGCGCGGAATGTGCCGTGGCAGACGCTTGTCGACCCACTGTCCGCGCTGCGTGTTGTAGACGATCCACTGGCGGCCGAGGGTGTAGAGCAGATTGCGCCACCAGTTCCGCTCGTAGATCAACCGCCCTTCGAAACACCGTTTGTGGGTGTCTCGCACGACCTCGGCGAGCTTGCGATCGTCTTTGTAGATCGCTAACTCGCGCTCCGACCGTTGCCGCACGATCGCCGGCGCGCGGCCGAACAACGAGGCCACCGCGTCATCGAGGCCGGGGATGTCGCCCATCGCCCGGTTCTGCGGGCCCATCGGCAAGAACGACCGCTCGGCGGGATTCACTACGGGAGTGCCCATCGTGTTACCTCTCGGTCAGGTGGCCGGCGTCGTCCCAGTCGCCATACCCCATCGCGCGCGCGCGCTTGTCGCCGACGTCCTCGAACAACGCCGCCACGCTCTCGTTCTCCAGCAGTTCCGACAAGGGCTCGTCCTCCGTCGTCGTGCCGGCCATCTCGCCATCAACCTTCGTCGTCGTCGGTGGCGTGTCGGGCCGGCCGAGCCGCGACGTGTCGACCTCCATCGCCAGCGCATTCACGCCGAAGAGGCGATGCTGCAACTCCGCGTTCTGATGCTCCAGCATGTTCATGTGGGTGCTCATCCACTGCACCGTCGCCTGCGCCCGCGCCAGTTCCACCTCCGCGCGATCGGCGCGCGCGATCGCGGCCGCATGCCCGACGCGCAACGCTGCGACTTGCCGCTCGCCGAGCAGGTGAAGTCCGCGCATCTCGAGGAGAATGCGCTCGACGCGGGCGCGTTCATCTTCGAGCGCCCGACGATCGGTGTCGATCTGCGCCTGCAGCCAGGTCCACATCAGTTTCGGAATCCACATCGGGAGCTCGCCTTTCTTTGGAGAGAAACGCATCGACGACATGTCGCTGCGTGTCGTACTGCACGCGGTACCAGGCCTGCCCGAGCCGGACGCGCCAGATCGTGAGGCGCCGCGTGCGCCGCTCGACGTACTCGACGTCATCGAACTCCTGGTGGTGCTGGATCCGATCAGCGATCACCGCCAGGTGCTCGGACGTGACATCCGACTCGCACCACTTCCGCGCAGAGTGCAGCGCGCGCCGCTCTTGTCGCTGCTCGCCTGTCACGCGGCCTCCTGATAGAACTCACCCATGCCGAGATCGCCTTCCTCGAGGGTGTAGAAGCGCGCGGGATCCTCGTCGTCGTAGCCGGCGGCCTCGGCCGCCTCGCGCTCGATCGCGTTGCAGCGACGCATGCGCTCGATCGCCCACCGCACGGACTCGTCGAAGTCTTTCAGGTCGCGCACGCCGGACTGCACGACCTCGATCTCGGGCTCCGGCTGCAGCATCAGCAGATAGCGGAGCGCATCGGGAAGATCGTCGTTCTCCTTCTTCGGCTGTTCGCGGATCGCCCGGCCCATCGCGTCGTAGTTGCGCTCGTCCCACACGTACCCGTGTAGTTGTTCGATCGTGCGCGGCACCAGGTCCTCGACAAACCAGAGCCGGTGCAGCGAGAGCCACTTGTGGACACGATTGATGCCGCCGATGACGTCGTTCGGCGCCGCCTGCATCGTGATGCCGTACGGCGGCTGCTGGAACTCGATCATCCACTGCCGCTGCGAGCGATCCATCGCCCACGACTCCGGTTCGAACGGCCGATCGGGATTCCACCGTGCGAGCAAGCGTTGAAAATTCGCGTAGTGGTTGCCGATCGTGTCGTTGCGCCGTAGATGTTCCCCGATCGCGACCAGGTGCTCGTCGGCCTGCACACAGAGAATGCCGCCGAACGGATGATCGGCACCGGGATCGAGGCCGAAGAAGACATTCCGCGACGGATCGAGTTTCGGCCACTCGGGAATCATGCGGCGGATGCGCGCCAGGTCGATCAGACTGATCGACGGCCGCAAGATCTGCTGCTCGACTTCCTCGTAGTCGTAGATCGTGCCGGCGAAGGAGAGGAAATCAGCTTCGTACTCCTGCTGGTACCACTTCGGGTCCATCGACTGTCGCTGGTGTTCGAGCTCGTCGAGATCGATCGCGGGATTGACGGCCGTCTTGTATTTGCAGGCCCAGTACCCCGCCTCGCCGAGCTGCGCCGGCAACCAGAATCGTTTGTAGCACCAGTCGAACGCATTCGGCGACGTCGTCAGCCAGCACACGCCGCGCTTATCGAGCAGCGCCGGCTGCAGCGTGTCCCATGCCTTCTGCGCAATCTTGCGGCCTTCATCGATCCACGCCCAATCGAGGCCAGGGCCGCGGCCGCGCTCGGGGTCGTCGAGCGATCGAAAGCCGATGCGCGCGCCGTTGCGCAAGCGCAGTTCCGAGTGCTGCGCGCTGTAGCCGTCCTTGCCGGGAATCAGCCAGTGCCGCGGCATCGAGCGCAGCACCGAGGGCAGCACGTAGTCGTGGAGCTCCGGGTACGACGGCGCGCAGCACCACCCGAGCGATTCGGGCACGCCCGCTTCCTCCGCGGCCGCGATGCCGCCGGCGTCGGTCTTGCCGCCACGACGACCCGCGAAGAGGCCGAGTCGCGTGAAGGCCCGGCGCCCCTTCTTCGTGCGCCGGCGCCGCGCTTCCTGGAAGGCGTGCTGATACGGGTTGAACTTGCGCTTGATGCGCCCCGTCTCGTTAGTCGCGATCGGCGGGGCGGGCATCGGGCTCTGCGGGATCGTCGCGTGGCTTGCCGACCATCAGGCCGGTCTGCTCAGTGACCTGGACGACGTCGGGCGGTTTCTGGCCGTCCGGCATTTCGTACTCGACCACCATCGTCAGGTTGACGTTGCGGTTGTCACTGACGGAGTGCGAGTGGTTCCGGAACTCGCCGCGCCCGTAGAGCGTGTCGCGAATCGCGTCGTAGAACCGATCGTGAGTCGGATCCTCGAGCACGCCGATCAGCCCTTCGACCGCCAGCGGCAGGGCGACATGATCAAGGCGATGCTGAATCTCGGCCGTCGCGATGCCGATTTGCCGCGCGCGCACGCTCGCGTAGCGGATCTGGTCCCCCGACAGGCCCGTCAACTTGGAGATCTTCTTGTAGGTGTAGCCGGCCGCCCGGTACGCGGCGACGATATGCACGCGCGCCTTGTATTCCTCGTCGGACAACACCCGTCCACGTCCCGCGGCCGGAGGCGGGAGGTCGAGTCCATCCTTCGGAATCGACACGGGCGGGAAGACGTCGGGTTCGGGATCCGGGGCGTCCACGGCGACCAAGGTCGCACCAGACGCGCCGGGCTATCAATGCTGAGGTACGTTCAGTGCTTGGCCGAACGATCG